GGATGCGTCAATGGATCAGTGTGGCTGACTTTTGCGAAAAGTATAAAGTGGGCGATGCGACAGTTTACAAGTTCATAAAAAAGATGCCAAAAGACTCAGTGATAATCAAGTATAGCCAAACAAGACTTGATGAGAACTTTTTTATACGACGAAGAGAGTTTTATAAAAGAGTTAAACTAGAGACACAAGAGATGTACTACTTTTTCAGTGAATATTTTAATGACAACCAAATAGCAAGTGCAATCAGCGCGATAACGGACAAGAAATACTCAACTCACTCAATCTACTTCTTTATCAACGCCGGGCTATTTAGACATGATGCTGATTATATCTTCTTGTATGAGGTGTCAGGTCAGATGTGGAGTGTATGGCGCGCTCTTCGTTGGCTCACAATGAGAACATTTAACGCATCGAGGAGGTATAACACAGGAGTGAGAAAGTATGGACTTATAAAAGCTATCGAGCAGATAAACGACAAAAGAATGGAGTTGGCAGCATGAGAGAAGAGATACAAAGCAAAATCAACGAAGTGGCATTTATGTGTACAAATGAGCTAAATAGCCTCAAAAGATCAATAGCACTCTCAGATATCGAAGCAGAAGAGAGAGGAGCGCTCATCGATGCAATTACGGCAAGAGAGATTGAGATCAAAAGACTCAAAGATAAATTTGCAGACAATGGAGAACTTAAAGGAGATTAGTTATGGAACTAACAAAGTATGCTGCAATTAGTAACTATCAAGTGTGTGCAATCAATACGGAAGATAACAAGATACTCGGTTTTACAGTATGCGATAGAAATGGCGAGAGAGTAACGGATAAGAACTTCGAGTATGCGAGTCAAGCGATAGAGTGGATAAACAAAAACAATCAGGAGCTTTTAAAATGAGTCCGACAATGAAAGAGATGAAGCGAGAGTGGGAAGAGGATGAGTTGAGATATGGCGAAGTGAAAAAGGCGAGAGAGTCAAAAGAGTATGACTTTTTTGTAAATTTAGAAAGACAAAGGATGCTTGATTGGGCAGATAGTCTAGTAAAGAAAGCGAAGTCAAATAATAGCGCTAATGATGTTCAAGTTGGAGGAGAACACTACAAGAAGCAAAAGATACAGACTTGGGATTTTATACATCAAAACAACATAGGCTTTTTAGCTGGTAATGTCATAAAGTATATCGTGCGATACAAAGAGAAAAACGGCATCGAGGATTTGAAAAAAGCACGACATTATCTTGATAAGCTGATAGAGGTTGAAGATGAGTAAGACAATAGACGCAATGACGAGGCTGATGCTAAAGGCACTTCGAGATAAGAAGTGTGATTGCATTGATAAGGCTACGCAAGAGAAGATAAAAGAGGCATTAAGTGATAAAGTCAAACATAAATGAGATTATAAAAGGGATCAATGATTTTGAAAAGAAGCAGCTTCCATTCGCTGAGTCTCTCGCTCTCAATAGAACTGCACTCATTGCACAAAACGCAATAAAGCACAAGATAGATAGAGACTTTAATGTAACATCAAAGAGCTGGAATAAGGTCGGTGGTAAGTTTGGTATCAAAAAGAAAGCTGCTACAAAGAGAAACCCAGAAGTTACAATCTTCATCCCTAATATCAATACTTGGATAGAGGATCACGAAGAAGGAGATGTAAGAAGCGGTATGCAACTTATACCTACAAAACAATTTGCAAAAAGATATAAACTAAAAACAAACAAAGCAATAAAGAGAAAAGCTTTAACACTTTTATCTGATAAAAGCAAGTATAGGATATTTGAAGCCACAATTAATGGTGATCGCTACATAATGCAAAGATTAAAAGGAAAGATTGAAGGTAAACGCAGATTAAGAAGTAAAAAAACCGGAAGATTGTTAAAACCAAAGAAAGTTTTGAGAAGAGATGCAGTTCCTTTGTTTTTGATAAAAAACTCAGTCAAAGAAAAAGCGCGGCTTGGGTTTTATGAGACTATAACAAAAGTTTTTGAAAAGAACATAGAGAAGGAGTTTAGTAAGGCATTTGATTATGCTATGGAGACGGCGAGATGAGATTGAAAGGTACTTCCGAAGCGTGTATCGAGTGCGGGTAAAGGCGACCCCGATTTTTTCTTAGCTTAACAAAAAATTAAAAGGATGTCGAATGTCTGAAAGATATACTACAGATGAAGAGCTCGCAAAAGCTCTCGGAGTTTCAACGAGGACTATCGAGAGATATCGAAGTGATGGGAAAATACCTCCTAAGAAACATGGCAAAGGAACTCCACTTTATCAGTCGATACAGCATTACATTGGAATTTTGAAAAGTGGTGAAGTCAATGAACTGGAAGAGGAAAAGATACGACTCACAAGAGCACAAGCAGATGATAAAGAGCTCGATGTCGCACAAAAGCGAGGTTTACTAATTCCCCGCGATGCAGTCATCGAGGCGTGGAGCGGACAAAAGGCAAATATGAGGGCAAAACTTCTTAATATCCCAACGAAACTCGCCCCGCTTATTGTAGGAGAGAATAGCATCGATGTCATAAAAGACAAAACACAAGAGCTAATCTATGAAGCATTGGAGGAATTGGCAAATGATGGACTCCCTAAAGAGTATAGAGACCGCATTGCAGAAATCATCAACGATTTTGAAGCCGCCGCCAAAGCTGACAGTTAGCGAATGGGCAGACAAGTATCGTTTTTTATCCGGTGAGGCATCGAGCGAAAGTGGAAAATGGAGAACGGAGCGCGCAGAATATCAAAGAGGCATTATGGACGCTTTTAGCGATCCTGAAATACACACGGTAGTTTGGATGTCGTCTGCACAAGTCGGTAAAACAGAAGCGCTCTTGAATATACTTGGATACTTTATAAGCCAAGACCCAGCACCTATACTACTTTTACAACCAACTATCGATATGGCGCAGACATTCTCAAAAGATAGACTTGCCCCGATGGTTAGAGATACTCCTATCCTTAACGGGCTGATAGATATGCGATCACGAAGTGCTGGGAACACAATCCTTCATAAGCAATTTGCCGGTGGACATATTACGATGGCGGGCGCAAACTCTCCCGCATCTCTCTCATCGCGTCCGGTGCGTGTTGTTCTTTGTGATGAGATAGACAGATACCCTCAAAGTGCTGGTGATGAAGGTGATCCTCTCAAACTTGCATTTAAGCGAAGCACTACATTTTGGAATAAAAAGCGCATGGTCGTTTCAACACCGACGGTCAAAGGCATCAGCCGTATAGAGATGGCATACGAAGAGAGCGATAAACGAAAGTTTTATGTGCCTTGCCACGAATGTGGAGAGCATCAAGTTTTAAAGTGGAGCGGTGTCAAGTGGGAAGATAACAAACCGGATACTGCTCTGTACTATTGTGAGCATTGCGGAACTGGATGGAGCGATGCGCAAAGATGGCAGAACATAAAGCGAGGGGAGTGGCGTGCTGAATTACCGACAAAAGGAATAGCCGGTTTTTGGCTAAACGAGATTTATTCATCGTGGGTAAAGCTTGAAGAGATGGTAACAAATTTTTTGGAAGCAAAAAAATCACCGCACATACTTAAAACTTTTGTAAACACATCTTTAGGCGAAACTTGGGAAGAGGATCAAGGTGATGGCATAGAAGAGCTTGATTTAATGGCAAAAAGAGAGACTTACGAAGCTATACCAAATGGTGCTCTTGTGCTTACTTGCGGAGTGGATGTTCAAGATGATAGACTTGAGGGTGAGATCAAAGCTTGGGGAGATGGCGAAGAGAGCTGGGGCATTAGACCGTTTGTACTTTATGGCAGACCATCGCTTCCAAAAGTCTGGGAAGAGCTGGACGACCTTATCCTCAGCTACTATGAACGAGAAGATGGAACGCGTATGCGCATAGCTTGCACATGTATAGACTCTGGCGGACATTTTACTGAAGATGTTTATAAGTATGCAAAAAAAAGAGAGGCAAATCGCGTATATGCAGTCAAAGGCAGCAGCGTAGCTGGAAAACCTATAGTTTCGCGCCCATCTACAAGCAACAAAATGAAAGTGAA